TAGTTGGTAGTGCAAATATGACTGTTGCTGGTAATCCTACACTCAACTCTGGCAACAATGGCACAGTAGCTGGTACTCCAGATTCAATCACAATTCGTGAGGGATTAAATTCAAACAAAGATGGATTAGGATTTCCGCTTAAGAATGCTGATAGTAATGTGTTAAGGTTAAATGGTGTTAATGAGTCTGTAAATGCGGGAAGTACAGCATCTTTAGATAAAATATTTTCACAAGGGGGTGGAACTATTGAAGCGTGGATAAAACCATTTAGTGATGGTGAAAATAATTTTGGTAGAATATTTGATAAATCAACAAATACAAATGGTTCAGATGGTTGGCATTGGTTAGTTACAGATGAAAGTAGCAGTAAAGTTGAATTAAGATTTGGTCATTTATTTTCAGGTTCTCAAGCTTATTGGGATAGCTCTCTTAATGTTGTTTTAAATAAATGGAATCATGTAGCTCTTACTTATGATAATAGTTCTACTTCTAATAATCCTATTATGTATATCGATGGAGAAAGCGTAACGGTTACAGAACATACTGCCCCAAGTGGAAGTGCAGGTGATGATTCAAATCAAGATTTATATATTGGAAATAATGCAGGAGGCGATAGAACATTTGATGGAATCATAGATGAGACAAGATTATACAATCGAATATTGTCAGCATCTGAAATTCAGAAAAACTATAAACACCAAAAAGGTAAACACAAAAATGACTAATACATATTTAATATTAACTAAAGCTAAATGGGAAAGTAAGCTACCCGCAAAACTAAAGACTGCTGATAGACTGTCTTGGAATGAGTACACATATAAGGATGTAGAAAAGACTGGTAAAAGAATGGTAGACAAATATGATTACTACCCATCAGATGATAACACAATAGCTGAAATAAAGGCGTATATGGACGATTGTAGCGTAGATTATTCATCAAGCGATACTAAAGCTGAGTTATTAGAAAAACTTAACTCAGAGCCTCGTTCTGTACCACAAGTTGAAGAAGAGTATACATACACAGTTCAAGAAGTAGATACTACCACATTACAAGACCCAACTTGGAAAGAGTCAGCATTTAAAAATGGTAAACTTGGAAACCCAAGATGGAATAATGATGGAAGTAAAGTAATAGTTAAGTATGAACTTGCTATAGTAGATGGCACATTAGACGCAGTTAAAGGCACAAGTGGTATTACTGCTTTGTCTCATAGTGAAGCTCTTGAAGAAATGAAAAAGGAAGAGTGGAGTGGGGAATAGAGGAAACTCTTTGGCAGAGTTTGCTGTTACCATGGCTATCATGGCTACTCTTGCTACAACTGCCGCTCCTGCTTTTAGCCGTATCGGTGAAGGAGCTAAAGCAAAACAAACAAGAGCTAATCTTGAAAAGATTACTAAAGCGTCTTCAATGTGGTATAATCAACAAGTAGAATTATATGGGATGGGTAGATTCCCAAGTCAAGCACATAGAACTAGTAGTGTGGGGGTATTAATAGATGATAATAACAATAGAAGAATTGAAGTAGAGGAATTAGAAGATGCGGAATTTGTACCTGTATTTAATGACACGAGCTTTTTACACTTATTTGACAATGATACCATCAAGTCTCCTTATCAAGATGGCAGTTATCAATATGCCATTATTGGTGGTTCTGGTACAGGTAATAGTATCGTATCTCCAATTTTTGTAGTAGTTGATACAGAAAATCCTGAGGATTTTTATAAATATTACAAACCATAGTCAAAATGAATGAGAAACCTAAAACAGCAAGAAGTTACAGGGCGGGACTTATTGATGATAATTTTTCCATACATATTAATATCAAGTGGCTTGGTCAGTTGCTTGTGGCTGTCGCTGGTATTATTTATGGATACTTACAAATTACAAATAGAATTACAGAACTTGAGCGAGGAATGGAACTTGCTGATACAAAAATTACAGAATTAGTAGGGAAACATATAATAGAAGAAGAACAAAAAATGGCAAAGATGGAAGAACAGTTGGATTGGTATCAAAAAGAACTTAATTTAAACCCGTTAAGTTGGGCTAAAAAAAGGAAAAAGAAATAATGCCAATGCCATTTCATTGTATAGAATGTGACAAACCAATAAATCAACCATTAAATGGTATTTGCGATGAATGTAGAGAAGAAGAAGAATAATGGATTTTCTAGCAATTTATTCAGAAGCGGGTATGATCGGTGTCGTAGGGGCTATGTTTATGTTCATGGTTTACTCGATGAACAAAAGAGGGAACGAACAAGCAGAGGCTTTGCAAAATTTAAAAATAGAAAATAAAGGTCAGTCTGAAACATTAGAAAATATGGAAGGCATGATAATAAAATTAATAGGAAGATGGAATCAATCAGATGATAAGCTTGATAGAAAGTTTGATGGGTTAAATAAAGAATTAAATGATTTAGATAATCAAGTATCAGAAATTAAAGGAAGTTTAAGTAGAGTAAATGGAAAACACTAAACCAATATCAGATAATAGCAGTTTAAGTATTTCATTGCCTATGATAATACAAGCAGTTACATTTGTTGTTATGCTTGTTTGGGGATATAGTCAATTAAACGCTAGGATATCTTTTTTAGAATATCAAGTAGCTATGAATGAAGAGCATATTATAGATATAGAAGAAGATGCAGAAGCTAATCAAGATGCAGAAATACCTGCTGATATTAGACAAAATCAAAGAATTGAATACCTTGAAAGAGAAGTAGAAAGATTAAGAAACAATGGATAGTTTAAAAGTAACAGGAGTTAGTACGGGATTAGGATTTGTTTATTGGACTGACCTATTTTCTGGTATACTTATGTGTATAATGTTTGCAATTCAAATTTATTATTTATATTTAAAAACAAAAAAGATAAAGGAATCTTAAAATGAATATGAAATCACTATTAGTGAGCTTAGCAGAAAAACAAGCTGATAAAATGAAAGAAGAAGCTGTTGGTTGGTTAGGTTCAGAAGAGTTTGCTGAAGAAATAGCAACAAAAATAAATGAAAAGATTGATATACCTTTTGTTAGTGAAGACAAGGAGCAGATATTTTTTGAAAAGCTTGTTGATTTAGTAACAGATATATTAGAGAATTTTTTCAAAGGAAAGTAATTTTAGCGGGGCGAGTAGTATTTCGGCTTCCTCCTCCTTGGCTTTTACTGTAAGTCCCGCTACTACTATGTCAGACAAAAGAATAAAAGGTTTTAATATAAAGGGGACTAAGCAAAGCTTAGAGTGCCCAAAATATTGTTATTACTGTGGTAATGACCATATAATTGGGATAGAAATAATTGGTGCAATTGAGGAGGCTTTGATTTGGGAATGTTCTTTATGTGATTCGCATATGTTAAAGTTTAGTGAGGAAAAAACTGAGCGACTTCTACAAAAAGCACCTGAACTTGATATAACTATGGAGGAGTGGGAAAAAGCATGGCAAGGAAAACCAAACTAAATAAATTAAAGCGTGCAATTGTTACACCAGATAAACATTTTCCTTTACACGACAAGGCCAGTATAAATGTTGTTTGTAAAGCGATTGAATTAGTAAAGCCAGATGTCTACATTGATCTTGGAGATATTGGAGAATGGGAAAGTGTTTCACATTGGCAATGGAAAAAGAAGAAGAGACCACCTCTTGAATATCAACTTCCATTTGTTAATAAAGAAATTGAAGAAGTTAATAAGGGGATGGATTTAATAGATGCTTCACTTGATAAAGCAGGAGTTAAAGAAAGGCATATCACAGAAGGTAATCATGATGATTGGCTTAATAGGTTTGTCGATGAAAACCCATACTTAAAAGGATACAGATTTAAAGATGCAGTTAAGCTTAAAGAAAGAGGATATAAATATCACCCAATTGGTAAGCTGTTTAAAATGGGGAGTCTTTACTTTTATCATGGGCATCATTTTGGTAGTATGAATCACACAAGAAATCATTTATTAAGATTAGGTTGTAATGTAATGTATGGACATCATCATGATATGCAACAAAGTTCTGTTACACATATGGATGGGCCTAAGTCAGCTTGGTCTATAGGATGTTTAAAAGATATGACAGCAGAAGCAAATGCTTGGCTTGGTAATAGACAGCATAATTGGCAACTTGGTTTTGCAATAGTTAATTTCTATGACAGAAAGAATTTTAATGTAAATTTATGCACAATTATAAATGGAAAAACAGTTGTAGATGGGGAGTTAATAGACGGCAATGCCTAAAGTAATCGCAGAAATAAAAACATTTACTTCTGGAATAGTAGCAACTCCAGATTCTAAAGATATACCAACTGAAGCGGCTGATTATTCATTAAATGTTGAACCAGTAGCTAGTGATGGTCTTATTAAAGGTAGAAATGGTGATGAATTTAGTACTGCTAGCAATACATGGGCTAATAGTAATAGTACTAGTATAGGTTCTATTTTTTTTGGATTTGAACGAATACAAAGTGGGACTGATTAATGCCTCAAAATATTACAGAAGATAAATTAATAATTTCAGGAACATATAATCTTGAACAAAAAAGGTCATATGAAATAAAAATTACACCTAGGAATAATGAAAATCCGGGCCCCGGTGCAATTGGATATAGTGTTTTTGAATGGAGAATTACAAACTTAGATAGGCTTATTTATTTAAAATTTACGCAAAATGACACTACTGTTATAGTCCAAAGATACAATGCTTCTAGTGGTACTTACCAAGATCATGAAATTGGTATACCTATTTATATTGGAGATAAAATTCAAGAAGTTAGTGGAGGTGGTAATTTTGATGCCGCTAACCACGCATTTGTATCAAGTATAAATACCGGAACAGAAGGGGTAAATGTTAAAAGTTTTGAAATAGATGCTGTTCCAGATGCTGTTAGTGGAAGTTTAGAAGCTCAAGTTAAATACATAGCACAACCTAAAAGTCATGGTAGCAACGCTGTTCCTAGGTTATG